AATGGTAATTACATCACCAGCAGATGCTCCAGAAGTAAGCGTGACATCACCACCAGTTAAAACCCCCAATCCATTAACAGTGTAGTCAACCGTCAAACTAAGTGGAACGCCATTTAAAGTGACAGTGAGTGAGTCCTCATCGTATATAATGAAGGTATAAGGAAAAATAGTTTGCCCCGCAGTAGCAGTATACTGATTTCTAGGGTCTTGATCCGGGACTTGAGTAGCCACTTTAATCTCCTGTATTTATCTATTGTACAGCATCAGCAATAGACTTTTCTATTTCGTCTATGCCTCTGCGGAAATAAAAAAGATTGTTTCCAAATACAAGCCTTCTACCAGCGCGAATATCTTTATCATCAAAAGACCTGCCCCCATTTTCCTGGCTTGTAGCAAATTCACTTAAAATAGTAAGAGAGTCTAGGGCCGTTCCAAAAGTAGGGCCTGCTGCTGTCTCTAGCATAGTCCTACCTGCAAATTTGCTAGAATGGCCGCTTATTCCTAACCAGGGCCTTAATCCGTGGCTGTCTCTTGAAAGCTTTGTAAGCATATTATCAGCAGTTCCCAATACACCTAGCATTCCTGTTCTATCAATACTTTCCGCCACCCATACTTTCGGGTCATCGCTCAACTCTCTTCCTGCATTCCATTCCTTAAAGGCATAGATTAAAAACCCTATTGGAAGCATTGTCATCATACCTTCAATGATATGCTTGTCCTGGCCCTGCAACATAGAAGCAGTCATTCTTATTGTAGCCGATTGATTAAAACTCTGAAATTGAAGCAATGTTGAGCCTACATCTTTAGACATATATGCTGGCTTTTCTTGTCCAGGCATAATTATTACCCTGTCACTTTCTTTTCTTAAAGCGCCCATCCACTTTAAAGCTAAATCACTTCTATCCCATTCAGAAACATTTATTACCCATACGCCATCTTTCTTATAACCTTTTAATTCAATTTGCTTTGCAATAGCTGGTGCATCAGACTCACTAATGCCTAACTGCTTTAATCTAGGGTCATATACTCCTGATATTAATTCATCAGCAATTCTTGTCTGTGCAACTACGCCATGCAGTCCTTTTATAAATCTTGTCCAAGAATTCATAAGATTTATAGATGAGAATTTTTTTGCGCCAGACTGCAAAAACTGCTCAAATTTTGTTATGGGCTGAGTCATGTAGTTTATATCTGCCAAAACTTCAGCTCTACCTATTACAGCATTAGTCCCTTGTATGTAAGCCCTAGAATCTTCTGCCGCAATCTTGTAAGTTTTAAGGTTTTTAATTAAAGGAACAATACCATTAGAAAAAGCTTTTACTATTCCTTCAGCAGTAAATATCCTAGTAATATCCATTACGGAACTAGGGACAACACCACCCATTAATCTCATATAAGCCCAGTTTTTTGCTGCACTTGTAAATCTTGCAACCGGGTTTGATGGATCGCTTATATTAAATGTTCCATTCAACCTCTGTATCTGCGTTTCAAGGTCTTTTACATTTCTATTTTTTTCCCTTCCTAGTTTTATTCTTTCTTCTTTTGGGGCGTTATTGATTATATTAGTCCAGCTTGTTTCAATATCGCTTATCTGCTTTCCCGCATCCAAGCTTCCAAACGCCTTATAAAATTCAAGCTTAGGCGCGACATTTTGCAAATATCTAAAGGCTAATTCTTCAAGATCATTTATTAAGAAGTCTTCAACGAATTCATCAGGTATTAAAAATGCTCTTTCACTAAAAGCGCCCCCTAGCCCAGAAGAAAATGCTTTATCTTTTATGGCTAAATTTCCTGAAGAATTTTCACCTATTTGATAATCGTATGCAACTCGGCCATCAGGCGAAGCAATAATTTTAGAAGTAATCTCGTTTGTTAGCTGATCATAATCACCAGCATCTCTAAAAAGTCCAACATCAGCCCTTTTAATTACCTTTGATAAATCGGCTATTTTATCGTCAATTATTTTATTTATTTTAATATCCTTTATATCCCCCATTTTAGAAATGTTTAAAATATCATCAATTCTGCTAATATCTTTTAACTCTAAATCTAGGTTTTTATTCTGCGCTTTCCAGCCAGAAATCCTATCTAAACTTGCATTTATGTCATTTCTTATCCTTGCCTCACTCCAAGAAAGCTCTCTCTTTTCAACTTTAATTCTTTTTTTGTCCGTAGCAAACTTATTATACTCAACACCAAAAGCTACGCCTTTTTTGCTTTCTCTTAATTTTTTTCTTAAATCCTTAATTTGCTCTTTTATTTTGCCCTTTTCTCCATACTTGGCATTATCCAATGCTTTCTGTAGTTCACCTATTTTTTTTTCAGTTTCTATTGTTAATTTAGTGATTTTGTCTGTTTTATCGAATGATCTAGCTATTTGGCTCTTTCTTATAGACCTTAATTTAGCTAATTTTTTTTCCTCTACTTTTATTAGATCAAGGTTTTTTGATATTCGTTTTTCTTTTCTTTCCGTAGAAATTTTATATGTTTCTAGCTCGGTTCGCATAACCTCGCTTTCTATTTTGGCATTTATATCTAGTTGATCTTTTTCAATAAGCCATTTCTTTACCCTGCCCTGAAACAATCCCATATTTTCAATTATGGCTTGATTGTTCCATATTCTATTCAGGTATTTATGCGCTGTTTTTACATTGCCCCAGTTTTCTGATCCAGGAATCCCCGCTTCTTGAGCTTCTTTTAACATTGGCGCATAAAGTTCACTATCCATTGAGTCTGCCGCCATTTGTATCCATTTATTATCTGATCCATTTCTTTGCGCCTTTCCAGCGGCTTGCATAAACTCTGCTCTATTAAATCCAGATTTCAAAACATTCATTACACCTTTGTTTAAGTTTTGTTCTTCCGCGTAACCTTTCCATGCTTGCTCTAGCTTTATTTGCCCTTTATAAAATTTAGTTTCGTGAGATTTTATATTTCTTTCCACAGATTGATAGGAAACATTATTTTCATAATTCTCTATTTCTTTTAAGAAGTTTTTATCAGATTGTTCTTGTGTTCTTTTTAAAGCCTGCTCAAAATTCTCACCTTCCAAGACAATAACATCATTGTTTCTAACTATTGGAGGTGACTGTTTTGGAAGCTCAATATCTAAAGGGTAATCAGCAAGCTTTTGCTGAAATATCCTAACTTCTTTGTTTCTAGAAAGCATGTTCCTTGTGGATGGCCCAGTAAATGTTGTTGGCTCTAACGCTTTTAAAAATCCTCTTGCAGCTTTACCTTTTATTTGAACATCAACAATTTCTTGCGCCTGTGCTGAGCCTATTGATTTTGCAAGCCCCTCTGAAAGAACTGGGTTTAAACCCTCTTTTATGCTCCCTTCAGGGTCGAAAGCATACTCCGTTTCTTTTAGCATTTGCTGATAATCTACATTTGCTTTTTCAGCCAATCTTTGAAGCTTAACAGCAGCTCCACCGAATATGCTACCAAGAACAAATGCTGCCGTTGTATTTGTGCTAGACTCACCAAAAGACCTAGCCATCTGATTGTAATTTAAAAAAGCTTCTTCTGCTGCCGTTGCTCCAGCTAATTGCGTACCTGTAACAGCAGCGCCTTTAAGTATAGACGCCCCCGTTCTATAGGTCTTATATGTAGTCCCAGCTACAGGAAACAAATTGATTAAGTCTAGTCCTTCTGACAAGATTACAGGCATTATTCCGCCCTTATCTCTTTGATCTCTTAAGTCCATTTCCCATTGATACTGGTGCCAAGCAGCTTCAATTTCAGACTCATTATCAGCAGCCATAATACTATCTACAAATAATGGGTTTTTTCTTTGCTCGTCTGTTATGTAATCTAACGGATTAAAATTAGGATTATCAACAAAGAAATCAGGCGCATCATCTCTAGTAAACCATGGGCTTACTAACATATTGTCAAGGATTACATTTGCTGTAAAAGTTTCAGAAAAACTAGTTTTTTCTTCTTCTTTACTTTCTGGCAAGGTTTCTACAGCTTTTTCAAACCTATATTGAAGCCCGTCATCCGGTATTAAAGGCATAATAAAACTCACTCATTCTCAATCAGGCTTAACTGTTCTTCTAAGTCAGCCTTTAAAGATTTTTGCCTGTTTATTTCTGACTTGCTTACAAGCTGGCTTGGCCTTTTGTTTAAAGCAAGCCATTCATCAACAGCCTCTAATTGAATGCTAATTTGCTCATAGTCCTCTTTAGCCTGCCTTTTTCTTCTAAGCTTTTCGTATTTGCTTTTCCCAGGCCCCGCACTAGGCATTCCTTGAAAAGATGGAACAGTAAAGCGCCAAGACTCTTTTATATTCTTGGATAAATTTTCTCTAATCGTTCTATTTTCAACAGCTGTATCATCCTGCAATCTTCGATAATCTTCATTTGCTTTTAATACATCAGGGTAAAATCTTTTGCCAGTTCTTACTAGTGTTCCATCTTCTTTTAAAATACTCATTAGATAAGTGGGGCCGCCCTTTCCCGTTTTTTCCCGCATCTTCGCCTCTCTGGCAGTTCTTTGATCTGAGACAAATATAATATCTTTCGCCTTTACTTCATAGCCCAGGGCATCCGTTGCAAGCTCCTCGGCTTGCTCCGCAATATAATCAGTGCCTCCATCAGACATGTAATAAAGCTGCATCGGATACTTCATAACGATATTCTTTTCTCCAAATTCAAACTCCCCCCAATTTCTTGCCACCTGCTTTAATGCTTGCTCATCAGACTCTTCTTTAGTGCCAAAATTTGCTATATAAAGAGAATCCCTAACATCTTGAAATTCTCTTGTAATTCTAGCTTTATTTACAGGGTCTAGCTTAATAGGAGTTCCTAGCCCAGGTATTGCTCTATAATCCCATTTTGATATTCTTGACTCAAAATAATCCTCAACATCAGCGGAATCATTCTTCTTAAATTTTTCCGTTATTTCTGACTTTCTAAGATCAATGTTAGCCTTATTGTTTGGGTCTGTAATTATTAAAGCATTTTCAACAGCCTTTTCAGGGTCCATTACATCAGAAAGTTCTACCACTCTTTTTGCTAGAGCCTGCTCATGTGTAGAAAAAACATTATCTATTATCCCTGGAGTCTCTTGTATTCTATCTGCTAGATCAGCAGCTTCAATTATTAATTTAGGGTCTCTTGATAAAATATATTGCTTCATTTGCCTCTTCATTTGAAGGGGTATCATTCCCATGACGCTAACAAAATCGGCTTTCATTGCATTATCTAAATCTTCAAAGTTTAAAAGAACATCATTGTAATAGCTGTTTACTCCCTTTTGAGTAACTACAATTCTTCCATCTGAAGCCTCTCCCTTCCATTTTCTTGAAACAGCATCAATTTCATTTAGATTTTCTATTTCCTTTATTTGCCTGCTTTGAATGGTTCTATAAAATGATTTAATTTGTTCTGAAGAAACTCTTTTTTCTCCACCTTGAGTTCCTTCGCTTATTAATTTTTCAAACTCAAATGTAATTTTACCTAAATCTGAATAAGGATTTTCAGCAGCCACAAATAAATCGGCAATTTTTTTATCTCTTGCTATTTCTTCCTGGGTTACAATTTTCTTTTGAAGTGTTACTTGCTGATTTAGATCAGCCACTAAAGAATTTGTGAATGCTTCCTCAGGAACATTTTCACCTAATTCATAAAGCTTGCTGTATGCAGCACTCTCTCCTTCTGCCTCATAAACATTTCTTAAGTCTCTTCTTGTAACAGACTCCATTAGACTTCTTTCTATATCTAGTTTTTCCTGAACAGCTTGATCTGGGCTTATGTATTTATTTTCAAGTTTTTTATCAATCTCTAAAAATGCTTCTGCTGCATAATCACTAGAAGCTTTAATTTCACCATTTTCTGCCGCCCTTTTAGCAAACTCAAAAGCTGAAGTGATATTTTCATTGTGCCCATCAATAGCTTCTTTTTGTTTTCTTAAAAGATCATTCTCGGCTACTTTAAGTCCTAGATTGTTTTTTTCTTTATTTATAGCAAATAAAACTTCATCCCTTACTTCAGGATGTACATCATCAGAAATCCCCTGCTGGTAGGCATCAATCTTTTTGCTAAACATTTCAGCATCATCAGAATTCTCTTGATATATTCTGCCTATGTCATTTCTAATATCAGCCTGTAAACTTGCCTTATAGCCATCAATGGCAGAATTATTAAAGGCTTGCTGAAATGCAGTAATCCCCGCCTTTAATTCAGGCGCAATCGCTCTCCCTTCCTCATCTAAAGCCATTCCCTCTTTAGCCCCGCGCTCTGCACCAAGTGCTGCTGCCTGCTGCTGAGCCAAAGCTATATTTTGGCCCGTATTCATTCTTAACCTATTTTTTAAACCCTCAATAGATGAGGATGCAGATTGATCCAATCCACTAGGTTGTATTATTTCTTCTCGTGTATAAACCATTACAAAGGAAGCCCCCTAATTAGCCCTGGCAATCCGCTTTGCTGATCAGTTAAAAAGTCAGTTTTTGCCTGTAATAGACTTTGCTTAGCCCTAGATTTTGCTGTAGCTTTTCTTGCCTCAACTTGAGATCGCATTGATTTTGATCTTGATTTTAAATTTAGCCTTGCCGCCCTTTCATCTTCAGCCTGTCTTTCATAATCTTGAGCAATTCCAGCTATTGCAGACCCCTCTTGAGCAAGACCAGATACAGCCGTTTTAACAGCTCTTTCTGATAACGATCTGTCTAGCTTTTCTCTTCTTAACTTTGAGCGCTCCCTGGCTGCTGTCATTTCTGACAGTAACGCCATTTTAAGCTCTGAGTCTGCCATCTTGCCCTGAATCTTTGTAAGCTTGTAATCATTTTCAGCGCTTCTTAATTCGCTAATTGCACCTAAAAGACCCGCCCCTAAATTAGCCCAAGGGCTTACATTTTTTTGCCATGTACTCGCAAAATTAGCATCTCCCCTATCAACGCCGCTAGGGGTATCACCCCCTACCATAGGGCCTTCGCCATACATTGAAGATAAATTAAATTCACTGTCTTTAATCACGAGACTTCAACCTCAGATTCAATAGCTAGTATAGTAAAAGGTAAAGGATCAGGAAACTCTAACAAAGGAGCTAGCAAAGATTCCCAGCCCTCCTGGCCTTCTATATTCCTAATGTATCCAGTAAATGGGGCAGGCGGTGTTCCTAAAGGGGTATCACTTGGCCCTTCTCCGAAGTCTTTAGAGGGTATTACCCTCCCATCTACAGACCATCCGCGATATGTTTCATACACATTAAAATGTTGTCTGGCAATTTTCTTTTTGTGCATTAATCCATTGCCAGCACCAGTAACAGGCGCCAGCGGCATCATCTGAATCGTGCAATTATAATTTATCCCCACCTCAACCACAGAAGCCTCCCTAACCAAAGTGATTTCGCCGCCTACAGGTGTAGCATTATCCATAATGGAACCGTCAGCAACTACCCGACATTCTACACCATTAAGATGGTCTAGGCCCGTAATTGTATCAGTAGGTGCCCCAAAAGTTTGCAGAACAGAAGAGTCTGTATAAAGTTCTTCATTCCACTTTTCTAAATAAATTCCATCTACCGAATCTAGCGTTCTTGAGACACCGAAATACATATCATTAGCTAACCCTTCACACGAAACAAAATCGCCTTCAGTGGTCATCTCAGTAAAGTTTGAGATACCTTGCGTTCTTAAAGTGTTGTAAACAGCAGCGGTTCCATCTTCATTAATAATAAATACGTAAATTGTGTCATCGCCTCCTATGCCTACTCCAAAAGACATATCAACAGGAGACTTAATAAGATGTGAAGAAAGAAGTGATAGGTTCTGTGATGAGAATCCATCTTCACCAAAATCAAACAAGAACCCTCTTAAAGTGGAAGAATTCCTATCTATAAAAATTATATTACCTTCTACGTCTACCGGCCTAACGAAACTTGAGCCATAAGAAGTCTGTGAATCAATCGTAATATCTTCTGGTGTAATGGCGCCTTCATTAGTTACAAACTCAGAGCCATCTGTGAATATAGCTAGCCTTCTGCTCGATACTATAGAGGTTATAGAGTTTCTTCTCTTGGAATTTAATGAAACAAATATAGGGTCTGCTGGCAAGCCAATATCTACCTTGAAATCAAAAAAGGCATTTGTTCTGCTTCCAAAAAGACTTTGAGGCTTAGACTTTGTGCCACCGAACCATAATCTATTTTGATAAAAAGCAATCGTTCTTGGATAGCCCCTAATCTCGCTCCATACATCTTCTTTTCGAGGAGAACCCGTTACATCTACCGATATTGTGACCGTATCAGAGGCATCCCCAGTTGTTACATATCCTGTAAATATCTCAAAATTATCTGTAGAAGAATCTGAAAAGGTTATTTTTTGCGTAGTGTTATCAACCGAAACGCCCCCAGCACCAACAATAGGCAAAGCCTCTAAAGCTCGTCTTATCCCGTCAGCAGTTGAAACTGTACCAGCGCCCTCATACACAATCTCTTCTGTTTCAAATCCTTCGAGCCTTAATCTAAATAACTGTCCATTATTCAAGCCGCTAAACGAATAATCATAAACCGCCTGAACTGGAGTGGGTGAAAGCGAATCGTTATAATCAAATACAGGGATAGAAGAAAAAGGCACATCATCGATTAAAAACAAATCATCAAACGTGTCATAGATCAGCCTTTGAGGAACAACATCTTCTTGAACCATCAACATCACATAATCTGTCCTAGCAGCATCCATTGTCTGTAAAGAAGCTTCATCAAACTTTGATGGCAAGATAGTGTGTATTGCGTCATTCTCATAGATTATGATGGTCCTGTCTGTTAGAACCACAAGGAATAAATCCTGGTCACTTACCCCGAAATCTATAATCCTACAACTTCCAGCAGCACCCTCTGAATAAGACCAAAATCCAGACAAGGTAAATACAGAGCTGCCTAAATCTGTAGCCCCTATTCTTACAAGCCTAAAATATCTATTGTCTGTACCCTCTATTCTGTAAGACCTTATATTTGTATCAATGATAGGTATAGTGCCTATAGTGTTCCACGTGGAACCATTTGACGACTCTTGAACTACGACCTCTGTGGTAGAGCCAGTATCTAGGCTTATATTTATGATGTCCCAGTACAGTACGTTTTGATTTGCCCCAAAATCATACTCTGCTATAACATACGGATCAGTAGTGCCCGGAGCAATCGTAGTGCTGGTAAAGGTAGAATAATCAAAATCATTTATATCTCCAGGTGTACCGCCATTGGGCATTGTTGGAGAAGCATTAATTTCAACTAATTGATTTGGAAGCTTGTCTATATATTCAAGCCCAGCCCTTCTTGTTACGCCACCAAGAGGAATTGTGACAACATTCTCCCCTTTTTTAAGAGCTTTGTAATACTGGTCAATGTCAGTCCTTCCAGCAAGTCTCGGCTCGAAAACTCCTGCTGCAAAGTTATTTTGCAGTATTTGCGCTTTCATCCTTGTGTATATCTCGCTTCAATAAAAGGCTTGTTCTGTATTTGTCTTTGCGGCCTTTGCTTAGAATCTACCGCTCTGGATTTCTGACCTTGACCAATATAGAGGCCATCCAAGTATTGCGCTAGAGAGGCATTTTCTCGAATGGGTATAGCAAAGTCTTTAGCTAAAGCAAAATGCATAAGCTTTTCAAAATATGGAGGCCATGCAGACTCGTCAACACGCGCAAAATAATCAAGTGTTAAATTGTTCGTATTGGAATAAATTTTATCCCCATATATCTCATAATCAGACCTTGGATATACTCGATATACAGAAATCAAGTCTGAAGGAAGCTGATAGATAAGTTTCCATTCATCAGTAACAGGCGTTTCTGTAGTTAGCGCAAGACTCTGCATTTTTCTTGCAAAAGTCCAAGGATGAGACACCAGCTCTGTTTGATAAATAGAATCGTAAAGATTTGCCGCAACAGTAGCGCGAAAACTATCCTCATCAAGCGAATTTATGGTCTTATCCCCTATTAAGAGAAAAGCATTAGAGATAGCGCTTATTTTTGTTGCCATGAATCTCCCCAATAAGGTTGAGAAGGGGGCCTAAGGGTAGGGGCATCCAGAGAATGGAAAGGCCCCCCTCTCAATTTGTTAAGCTGTAATGGTATTACCAGCAGCTACGCTAATAGTCTCGGAACCTGAAGTGGTATCACGATCACTAACATAGGTGATGGTATGCACATTAGAGCTATCGGTTACAATAAGCGTATCGTCAAGCTTTAACTCAACTAATGCTTCTAAAAAGTAATCAGCAGCACCAATAGCAGCATAAGCGTCATCTTCAGATGCGTACATCCATAACGCCTTGGCTCCACTATTTGCACCGCCAATACGGATTAAATTATCTCTATCAAAAGCCATTTCAGCCTCCTTATTCAGTAATTGGAAGTTTAACGATACCGTCTACATCTCGCACGACAGCACCAGCTTTCAACATACCATTACATAACCAGGCTGTACGCTCTGCAACCCAATCTACGCGTGTGGTCATTTCAATGCCAAATGCTTGACCTACAGCAGCTTTATGCCATGCCCAACAGTTGCGAACCGCTCCAGTTTTATCAAGGCCACCTTCTTCACGAGTCTCAATGATCTTCCACTTAAAGCCCATGAAAGAATCAATTGTACCAGCCATTAACAGGCGAACAGTGTTGTAGTCCTGATTAGTGATTGTATTGTCGTTTAGAATATCTTCCAGCCCAGCAGCACTAATTGCAATATAGCGATCAGCAGTAGGTACACCTTGATCTGTAAGAGCTGAAGCTGCATAAGTTAGCTTTGCCAACGTCAATCCGCCAGCAGCAGGTGCATCAGGGATAGTGGGCGTAGCTGCCTCAAGAGAATCAATGATAAGCTGGTCAGTACGACGACCTAGAGCGTGTGCAATAGTTTTTGCAAGCTCCATTTTCTCATCAAAGTTTACATCTTTTTGATCAAAGATATCTGTGTACTCTGGAGCATTCCAGTTAGTAAGAACACAGGGAATCAACTCATGGTCAACATCCATAGGCGTTACCAGATCAGAAGTAGATTTCTGATTTGCCAAGCCTTTGCCCATGCGGCGGAAATTATACGTATCACCGATAACGCCATTACGACGAGTGACACAATCTTTTAAGAGACCAGCAGTTTGATACTCTTGTTTTACGTCGCTATCGAATTCCTTCGACGCAACAGCAGATAAAAACTTACTCATAAAAAAACCCTCCAATAGGATTAGATATACAAAATTAGCTATGGGTATCCCTATTAGTAGGGGCCAATAATATACATCCGGCCTATTAAGGGTATCGGATTACTTATCGTAACTTACATTATGTCAAAGTGTCAACTTTTTGGATCATACTCTACGTGCATGTGCGTTTGGTGCGCGATAACATCATAATCTTCACCTAAAGTATCCCTTAACTTAGCAGCTATTTCATGCACAACACTCTGCTCAAAATATCTTGTTCTAAGATCAACTGCATAACCATAATAATGGAGACTCCCGGCAGAATGCGTACCATCAAGCGCTGCGGTTATTACAAGCTCTTGCCCGTTGTCCTTCCATAATTTTTCGGCTGCAATGAGAACTGGTCTCATCTCAATTTGAATCCCGGCTAGATTTACACCTTCTTTAATCTTCATTATTCACCTACCACAGAGGTATGCGCTCTATTCCCATAATAGCGCTCCCATTCACCTTCAACCATTTTTCGATAATCAGGATCAACTGACATCCTAAAATCTCCGCCTTCTGTTTTAGCTCTACGCATTTCTAAAAGCTTGTCTTCAGTCATTCCCGTAGGGTTTTCTCCTCCTTCAGAAGGTAGCGCTTTGGGTTTTGTCGCTTGAATGAGAATTTCAAAAGCTTCAACCACAGCAGCAGAATTAACACCTGGGGCAACCCTATCATAAGTCTCGTCATCTAAATTAGCCTGCAAATATCTATCAACATTGTCTATTCGTCTTTGTCCATCCTTACCCAAGGCTTCCACTTCTGCATCTGGATTGTCATAAGCCTTATGTATGTTTTCTTCACGATCTCTTTGTAAGGAAATAAGCTTTTCATAGCCTTCCTGATTTACACCCATATCCTTTAATGCATCAGAAACTTCTGTAAACTCATCTGTAAATTCATAATCATCCCCTAAAAACTCATGATCATACTGCTCAGGCGCACCTGTAAAAGAGCCAAATTTACTCGCTAGCTCAGGGTACGCTTTTGCTTGGTCTGCTACTGAAGAGTATTTGCTTAACAGATACTCAGGCTTTTCCCCGGTTCCCGCTATTTCGGACCCCTCATCCTTTGAATAATACCAATCTGGTGCTGGCGTATCTGTAATCTCGGCCTGCCCCTGCTCAGAATTTGCATCAATCACTTGATCGTTCATTTTGACCCCCTATAGGCTCTTTTCATTGGTTTTTGATATTTCCTTATCTCTCCTTTAAATTTAGGAAATCCAAGGCCATACATATAATTAATTTCGTTTAAATCTATCCAGTCTAAATGTGCGCCTTTTCTATAAAGTCTAAACGCTCTGAAATTTCTAACAAACTCAACTTTATCAAAGTCATAGTCCTTACACAGCTTGGAAATTGAATCCACTACCTTTTCTGAAATCTCTTTAGACCCAACACAGGAATCTAGCCTTTCCTTATTGATAATCTCTAACTTCTTTTTTGCTGCCTTTTTTTTCGGCTTTTCTATTTCTTCAGTCATTGTGCCCTCGCAATCTCATCATATATATACTGTAGTACACTCCTCTGACCATCCCTTTTTGCCGCTAAATAAGGGTCCGGGTTTTTATCGTCAAAGCAAGGTTGTGCATAAAATTTCATAGAAAGTATATTCATAGCTTTCTTGCCTTGATCAGAAGAAAATGTATTTTTAAAGATTTCTGCCTGAACTGCATACGCTTGATCCAAAAGGTCTTGCGTGATTTCAGCCTGCCCCATTATTTGATCAAATTTACTGGATTGCTTCTCCGCCATCTTCCGCCCCTTGCTGCATTTGTGCCATCTGCATTTGTGCCATCTGCTGCATTAACACTTGTTTTTCTTCGTCACTACGTATTAAAGAAGGATCAAGACCTGTTTTCATCCCTATAAATGAACCAAAGTCATCAACCTTGTAACTAGCTGCAACCGCTTCTGGCCCTGCCAATTGAGCAGTCATAGCGACAGATCGCTGCATTACCTCTAAATCCTGCATATCCTGTGCCCTTGAAAGCGGGGATGTAAACTTAACCGCTACATCAGAGCCATCAATTACAACATCAGGTATAAATCCTATCCGCTTTAACACAGCAGCAGATGCATTCAATATCTTAACAAGCGCCTCATTTTGAATACGCCCAAAACTAGAACCAATACGGCTTGCAAGCTCTCTTTGCGTAATAGCTACTTCAGTAGCGCTTCTTACCGGACCAACAGGATCACGTATATCATTATACATGTGCATCTTAATACTGGCCTGCATTCTCTGCACTTCAAACTGAGTAAGGTTTAAATCACCACCCG